TGTGACAGTCAGTTCACTGAACGGATTATTATATTGATTCCCCCACTGGGAAGGTCTATACTTACTCTGATTATCCGACTTGGATTGGTCAGTTGGAAAAGTTATTAGATAGCGAAAAGCATTTGATTTCGAAAACAAACGGTTGTTTATCCGATTGCCGTGTGCGATACCGTCCCGACATAAAAGATGTGATGGCTCGGCTTCGAAACACCATAGTCCATGCTTAATGCACCCCTCTTAAAGTGCTTACAAATTCGAGTTGATTGGTAGCAAAACAAACAGCATCCTTTCCTCGGTTGTATGACATAAATTCCTCGTTAGATGGAAAAATATAATCGTATTTGTGAACACTGTTGTATGTGCTGACATTTACATAAATCGAAAGATCAGATTGTTGCTGTGTTTTTGCTGAAGCCGATATGGCGGATGTTTGAGGAATACAGGTGGGACCTGAGACTGAAAAAGACGGAGCCGGTGTTACAACCTTCACATTCGGCATAGGTCGACTAGAAATAGAAGAAAATGTAGAGGCGGGCAGATTCGAATAGAAGTTAATATGAAGCATTTGCCCTGCCGTATAATCTTTTTGTTCAGAAGCGTCCACAAATTGCCAGTACGTGGTGCTACGATCCCCTGTTTGTAATTTTTGATATACAATGTCATTGTAATTTTCGATTCGTTCAAAAGTATCCCATTGCCTTGATAAGGTTAAGGTTTCCATTCGTGTTCTGTATTTTATATTGCTGAGATTGACAGGATATTGTGTTCGTTTAGGTGTAAGTGACATTCTAATTGATATGAGGAGTTGTTATTTAGACTGGCGAACTAATCATTCCATTCCTCCTCATCCATAGGAGGCGCGTGATCCTCTTCATAATGGTCCTCGACTTCATGGTTTCCATAATTACCAGCATCATATCCTCGGACAGCTGGTTCATGATACTCATCATTGTAATCCCCATCTTCATTGTGCTCCTCCTCGTAAAAGGTTCTTCTAGGTTGGATTCGCAGAGACCGTAAATCACGCTCTTCTCGTTCCTTTCGAGCAAGTTCCCGTAGTCGTTCCCGCTCTAACTGCTCGGCTTCTATAGCATCCTGAGCTACGCGTTTCTTCATAATATCAGCAAAGCTCATTTTCTTAGGAGCTGACGAATCAACGATAGTTGCAACAGTTACTTCGGCAGGCTTTGACACAGATGAAGATTTAGATGCCAAAGCGGGAAACATATCAGGTGTTAGGACTACCGTATTTGTATTTGTAGCAGGTCTGGCGTTCTTTGGCACATAGGCGGCCGCCGCGGCAGCACTCAGCTTAGGAGCGCTACTGAAACTAGGCGCTACAGTTTCACTTGCTCTCATCATTGTAGAAACAGAAACAGATGCTTCTGTCGGTGCTACAACAAGAGTAATAGACTCCTTAACGGACTCCGTAGGAGTGGTAACAGCGGGTGCCTTAAAGGCTGCCGCTCGTTCTGCAAACGATGCGCCGTTTCCAGAACCAAAGGCTCGTAACTTAGGAGGCTCGGAAGATTTTGTACGAAATGGTGCAGTATTCATTGTTGTTTGTAAGAAAGAAGGAAGTGATCTTTGGGAAAGAGAACCTCCTTGTTCAATTTTTTCAACTCAAGAATCATCAAACATCAATCGTCCATATCCATCTCTTGCTTCCAAAACGTTCCAAGATTCCGAATAGACAAGTGCCATTCCCCCACGATCCGATGGCAACCTAGGATCGATAACAGGATTGGATTGGACTGTTACAAATAACACCGGATCGGTAGCCCTTGTAAACGAAACAGTTCCAGCAGGCGTAGCACCATCCATGCCTCCGTACGAAATTGTGTAAATTTCAAGAGGTACCTGATTTACGTCAATGGGCATACGAATCTGTTTCCAATACGCCGTCACCTCACGAAAAACTGCCATATCCCAAGACTTAATGCGGTCAATGTTCGCAATATTCAGACGCATGGTGTTCACCATCGGTGATAACACAGTCCGCTGTCCTGCCTTTGTTGCGGCATTGGTTCGAAATCCTACAGCAAATCGATCACTTGGTCCTATAAAATCAATTCGATAGGGAATGTTCACAATGGATGAAAAAGGTGGTGAGGCTAAGACCACTGAATTGTGTTCCAACGCAAATTGTTGAAATTGAATATGACGAAAGGGAAATCGTACCGTTTGAGCCTGTAAAAACAATCGGGTTTCATTTCCTACATATCGCTGTGTTGTTTCCAGTGTAATTTCTGGATACTTCAGTGCTGTTAATGGAAGCGTGACCATACTGGTATCGATTGGTCCGTTCTTTACTGCTTGGACTTTCAGAGGCATTCCATCCCATGGTGTTGGAAAGAGTCGTCCATCGCTACAGACCACAATTTCTTGTAACTCTCGTAACCAAATGCGAATTCGAAACCGTTGCTTTCGTAATACACACGTGGGGAAGCCGGGATCTCCTAACTGTTGCCATCCCAGCACAGGTATAGCTACTCGCAACATAGGGGGTGTGGCCGAGCGACCGATGGCCAAGGGCGTGTCCTCACGGGATCCTACATTCAATCCTGTAAGTTGCAGGGTCCCCGTTTCGTAAGAATTCTGTAAACGCCAATCCAAGTATTCACCGTACGCTTCGTGGAGCAAGACGGTATCTTGAAATACCTGAATCTTATGAATCATTTGATATCCCACCTTGTTACAGTATCCAAAGGTGTTTCCGCTATTGTCTGTCACAATACCCGTCGGATTCGCAGCAGCAGCCACTGTTGGAAGCCAGGTCGGCAACTGAATCCGTAAGAAAAACTTGTTCACAAGGTCGCCCCGATGCTCCAGGTCAAAATCCACCCACTTGCCCCATTCCGGCCGATTTCTGGGGTTATAGGTGTAGACTTCCGTGACAACAGGCGCCGCTGTTCTGTACACATTGTTGTAATAACTCACGGTAGGATTGTTTGTAAAAAATACATCCTTCTTGCCCCGTGCTACGAGTTCCAACAGACCTCCTTGACGGCTTGTCATCCTACTCTGAATGGCTGTGTGATTTTAGACTGGTCCCTACATAGATGGCGGACGCGGCTATAATAGATCAAATTCGTAGCTTTCTTACACCTATGTTTGAGAAACAAACGTGTATTCTAAAATTTACATACAATGAACGACCATATATAACCAAATTTACTGGTTCGCATACAGCCGACAAAATTCAATTGATAAATAAATGTGTCGACGTCTTATATAATCTTGATGAGAAACGATGGAAAGGGGAAATCATGGCAGACTCTGAAGAGCGTAAATGTTTTGACCCGATTCTGAAGACAAACGCACGAAACAAAGTGGGCAAGCGTACAACATCGGTGGATGTCTTACAAATACTTAAAACCAAACTGTGTCTAGCATGCCCCGTGGTTCCTCCTCCTCCCATCACGCTCTTAGACCGAGCAGGCACTGGCACAATGGAGATTTCCCCCTTTCATCTGTTACGAGGGGGCGACGCATTTTATGAAAAATATGGATACGGGTCATCAGACGTGAATGAACTCAAAAAAGGCTTACGCACCTTCACATGGTCGGAATGTACTCCAAAGATGGTTGCGGTCATACAGGAATTGACGAAGGAGAAGACGTTTTCGCCTGAAACACGTCTCATCAACATCGCGAAGGATATTTCGTGGGACGAAGAATCAGCCGCGAATGAAGAAAGAGGATCCGCGTGGAGTGCTGATATACTGGAAGCATATGGTAAAGAGTTTTTCCCCGAGATGTCCTGGAAATACACACTGAATCAGGAAGATCCTCGTTGGATTGCTGCAAAGACAAGCATGGTCTTCACAGACTTTACAGTGGTGGCCACAGGTGGATCTCGAACACGTAGGAAACAGCGACGATCTAGACGTCGTCGGCATTAATTATTCTCCTTGTTCATCAATACAGCATTTGCTACGACAATCGCCACTGCTCCAGCAAGTTGTGTGTAATTGGGTACTTCACCTTGAAACAGCCATCCAAAGCCGTACGCGCTAATGACTCCAAAGAAGGAGAGGACACTGAAGACAACAGTGCTGACTCGTGGAATGAGGTAGAAGCGCAAGGCGTATCCAACAAATCCGACCAAGGCGTTGAAAAGGGCGATGATACCGAGTCCCCCTGCGCTGAGTCGGAAGGTTGATTGTGCAAAAAGTCCAAAAATAGTTCCTACAACGGCAATAATCGTCCATAACATAGCACTGCTTCCATACATCTGTGTCATCTTGGTCCAAGGCTGTTTGTCTGACTCGCCTTCCTTCGACTTGCTTCGGAACCAAATATAAATACCCGTTTCAGTTGCTGCAGCAATCAGGGCGCAGATCACACCGATTAAGGTCCAGTTCTTCGGTGTCGGTTGCGCTAGAAGAAGCGTACCAAAAAAGGCAAGGGCGATCCACGGAATGGATGCGTAAGGAATTGATTCACGTAAAAAGACGGCGGCAGCTAAGATGTTAAACACAGGATAGATGTAAAACAAGGCCATGGCATTTCCTGCTGGCAATTGTTCAAAGGCAGTGTAGGAACTGCCAACATGAAATAAATTTAACAGACCTGTAGCAATTCCTTCCTCTGTCCATAGATTCGCAATGGGTACAGAGGATCCTGTGAGAACACCCGCTGTTCCTGCTAAGGTGCCAAAGATCGCCATGCGAAGACCTGTTTGGAAAAAAACAGAGGTGTCTACCTGTTTAATTAAAATCGGATACGCTGATAACACCACTTCGGATAGAAGAACTAAACCAGCATCCATGCTACAAGGGTTTGAGAGAAAGATAGACATGATCCTGTTCTTTTGTAAAGATGGGATTCGGAGTCTGTCGATTGGATGATCCTGAAATCTTATCGTACCATTTTATGTGGACCTGTGCTAGTCTCGGATCCCTCTGTATAAGCTCATCCTTTACACCTTGAATCGTATTTGCATCCACCACCTTGTAGACCTGATTTCCAGACTGTCCCAACAGATTGTCAATATACACAAAGACCTGTTGCTTTTTATTCAATTTATAAAACTTGTTGTCCACTATAATTGTACCACAAGTTGTTGTTAAGGGATGTACGGATGTCACAATTCCGTCTTTCACCAGATCACCCACACATAATTCGGAAAGAGGCATGAAGGTGTTGTTCGCCATTGTGACTTGAAAGGAGGACATGTGACGGGTTGTTCACGACTTCAACTCAGTCAATTTTTCCGTGTTTTTCGACTCCTGCGCCTGTTCCCACGTCGTCTTCTTGATCTTCTTTGTAATTGCGTATGGGGTGTATTATGTATATTACGACCCTCAGGTGTGACAATGTGACCTGTTGTAAAACTGAAATAGGCCGTGCCTTGGTTCTGACCATCTGAAACCAACGTGATGCGAGTTCCCTTGCTATATTTAATCTTATAACCTCCTATGTTGACGTCCACGTCTCGGTTCAAAAAAGCCTTATGTGCCCGTTTACCATCACCCTCGTCCTCCCAACCCGTATTTGGATCAAGTGTTACATCTGCAACTGTGAGAACGGAAGGGGTAATGCTTATTTGAGAACTCAGTTCTTCAAATCGCTCCTCACGGCGATGAAACACTGTTTCTCGTTGTTGGGGCGAGTATCTGGAAAGTATAGGAATTTCATGTTTTAGGATATCTAAATGTACTGGAACATTTATTTGGAATTCCTGGCCAGCATCCATTCTAGTTATTGATGTGACTTTTCTGCAGGACACATGTGAAATATACGCACGGTCTAAACCATGTTTTATTAATCTAAGCAAATGAACTTCCCTACCTTATCCAGTGGCTCTGGTCTGGTTACACAGATGGTGCAGGCTTCCTATCCACCCATCCAGGAAACGACAAAACAACGTGTCTTGATGACCACCGTCAAGATTTCCGATGACCATATCTGGGCTAATGGGTTGTTCCAAAACATTTACATGCTGTACAAGTTAATGGAAATTCTTGGATACGAACCCTTTCTGATGGTAGACAATCTCCAAAACAACAAGGATGCCGCGATAGCAAAACAGTTTCGAATGACTGATTTTCAAGAATATATCAAGGCTCCCTTTCGTGTCGTTGCGTATATGGAAATGGGAATGTCTTGCGATCCTAGTATTCGTCGATTCTTTCGCTCCATGGGAGCCCTTACAGCCAAACTCTATATGGGAAATATTCTCAATATAGACATTGAAACCATCACCTTTTATCAGGGCGTCAATTTCAGTCATCACGTGGCGGGTGAACTCGATGAGATCTGGGTCTCGCCTCATTACGACATTCATGCGGAGTATGCAGGAGTTATCAATGGGTTATATGGAAAGACACGCATTGCGCCTTACGTGTGGGATCCCATGTTTGTACAAAAGGATGCAGGCCGATATGATCCCACAGGACTAACGCCCTATACACCTCGCATCTTCATAGTTATGGAACCCAACATCAGTTTCCAGAAGAATTGTCTGATTCCCATTATGGCACTGGAAGACTATTATCGCAAGCACCCAGAACTCATAGACCACGTGATTGTAGTGAATGGTCAAAAGTTCAAGGAAAATGCTTATTTCAATAATTCGGTGGCTCCACAACTGACAATCTTGAAATCAGGAAAGTTACAGTTAATGCCTCGTGCGCATATTTGTAATTTGACCAAGGTGATGCCGAAGGCCATCATAATCCAACATCAGGTCAACAACGAATATAATTACAGTTTGTTGGAGTTTATGACGCTCGGATTTCCCCTTGTTCACAATGTGCCACGCTTCGCTTCCTATGGATATTATTACAAGGCCAATGACTTTGAAGGAGCGTCGTCTCAAATTGAGACCATCGTGAAGTCTCATAATCCTGAGACTTATAAGGCGCATGCAGAACAACTGACCTGGCAGTTCTCGATTCATAATCCTGCCAATTTAGAGGGATGGAAGGCGTTGGTAGAAAAGAAAGCGTTGTAAATAAGTGACACGATATTATTCTATATAAATTTATAAAAATGTATATGCAATAATTTGATAAAGGTTCTAATGGCGTCGGTTACGGCGTGTTTTGCGCGACGTTCGTCGACGTCTCTTGGTAACAGCGTTGGGACCCGGAAGTTCGGTAATCACCTTATTCAATGCTTCTAATGCCATTTCATCGTTTCCGAAGGGTTCTATGAAGGTTTTGTAAGACCCCTTTTGTCGAACTACAGCTTTTAGAGCATTAAGAGGAACTCCATACTTCTTTGATTTGTTCATATGAGTCCTTGTCAGTATTTGACGTGCAATTGGTAACAACTTTTGTAAACGTACTTGTTTTATCTCTGAAAAAATATTGTTGGAAGCCGGTATGGCTGCTGTAATTTCTCGGATAGTGGACATCTCTACTTAGATAGACAAAATAACTTTTCTTAACGCATCCACCTCCTTGGACCACTCATACGAAAGAACCGTAGATCGGGCTTTCTTTCCATGCCTTGCTCTCAAATCAGAATCCATGACGTAATCTTCGGCTGCAATCATCAAATCATGGGAATCCACGAGTTCGCTCATTCCTCCCACAGGACTTGAAGCCAAAGATAAATAGTACCGACGAGCGGGTTCGACTGCCCGTGAATTTACGCCATCCTTACAGAAATCTCGAAATCCGCCTACATTCGGGACGATCTGAGGAATGCCTACCCCCATCGCCTCAAACTGACACAGGCCAAAGCCCTCTCCCTCGGCTGCCGTAATCCCTACATCACTCATTGAGTACATCTCGTTGATGATCTCATCGGTAAACTGCATGGCCTGTTTTGTAATAATCATCTTCTGCACATGAAACTGAGGCGGAACACCGTGCTTTTCCAACTCGCGAATGTAAATTTCTTGAAGAGGGAATCCACCTGTTTCACCTCCGTCGCACACACACATCAGAAGCAAGGGTTTTGTAGGATGACG